GTTTCGCCAACATTGATTTTTCACTTCTAAACATAGAATCGATAACACTTCTTAAATGTTTTGAATGAACCATTTTTCCCTCTTCTTTATGACTCATAAATAGTATTTATTAATCATTTTTTAAGCTTTTTTATTTTTTTTATTTTTAAATTTTTACTAAGTATAAGCAAAAAGTGCTAACATAATAGCATGGCTACTCCTACTGATAACCAACCAACATTTGTAGATGTGGATGAAAAACTAACTGCTATTAAAACACTTTTGGCGGAACTAACAAGTGTTTTAAAGGTAATTGAGAAAACTTCTCCCAAAAAGCGTCCTAAAACAAAAAAAGTTGAAAAACCGCGTCCAATTTCGAAAGGCCTTGCAACATTTATGAAACTAAGTGAACCCTCTTCGAGTCGTGAAGGTGTACTCCGAGCTATTTCTAAACATGTTCATGATAAGAAATTACAAGACGTTAATAATAAACGGGAATTCTTAGTGGATAAACCCCTGTCCCAATTGCTAAAATTGAAAACGGGTACCCGTCTTACATTTTTAGCGATTAATAAACATATTTCGCATCTTTTTTTAGACACAAAAACAAAAAAATAAATAAATTAGAAATATAATGAACCCAAGATTGTTTGGATGTTGTACAAGTCTTGTTGATGATATACTAGTAGTTGGCACACCGTCAATAAGTAAGAAAGGTAGCGTACATACTTATAAACTTAGTGATAGAGATGTTGTAGAAATTGGAGAACCTCTTTTGGCTTATGATGGACACAGTGATGATGGATTTGGTATATCGTGTAAATTATTTTCAAAATCACAATCTGAGTTATTTCTTATAGTTGGAGCTCATCGTAAAACAGATATGTCTATTTCAACTGGAGCAGCTTATATATATTCGTCATCAGATTTTGGTAAAAAATGGGAATATGTTGAAAAATTACAGCCAGTTACAAAAACACATAAAAGTTTTTTTGGATGTGCTGTAGATATTAATAACACTACTGCAATTGTAGGTGCATATGGTGATAATACTGAAGGATGGAGAGTTGGTTCTGTTAGTATATTTAGCAAAAATGAACAATTAAAAAAATGGGATTGTGTCAAAACATTGGTACCAAGTTCATTTTCTTCCAGCGTACCGGCGGCGCCGCCGGCATCTATAAATAATTCCTGTTATTATTTCGGTTTTTCTCTTGCCCTATCTGAAAAATTTATTGTTGTTGGTGCGCCATCCGAAAGAAAATCTGGCTCAACTTATTTATTTCATACTAAAGATACTTGGAGTTCCAATGATATAATGTCTCATAAAATTAGTGGTGTAAATAATTTTGGATTTTCAGTGACTATGTTTGGTGACCAGATTGTTATTGGATCACCTGGACAAGATGGTGTTCCAGGTAAAACATTTATTTACAATATATCAAACTTTTTTGATGCCTCTATTGGATTTTTACCAGCTTCAAACCACCATAATAATTGTAATACCATTACTACTAAATCAAAGTCGTCCAAAGCATTATTTGGTAGAGATGTTTCAATTTATAATGATTTACTTCTTGTATCCGGTTTTGGAAAAAATGAAGATGAATTTATTGGTAGTGCCTTTTTATATATTAGAAATAATTCTGATGAAACAGATTCGGAACCTGTTGCATGTCTAAGAGATAGTGAAGCATCTCAATTATTTGGACATAGTGTTTGTTTAAATGACAAATATGTAGTTATTGGCGACCCAGCTGTAAATAATGTACATATTTACAATGTGAATACTATTATGAATGGAAATTCTCAAAGATGGTCTAATTCAAGTCATGTTATTAAAGCACCTCAAGAATATTTACTAGAAATTAATTAAACTTAATCGAAAAGTGTGTTTTATAGGTAATTACATAAAAATTTGAAACAATTAAAAACAATTATGTCAGATTCAAAAAATTGGAGATCAATCAGAAGTTATGGGATAATATTAGTTAGGTTTATCCATAACTACCCAGAATATCTTATGGTATGTAGAAAATCAACATACTGTTATGTCGATTTCTTATTAGGTAAATATAATGATAAAAATACTGAATATATTAAATTTATGGTCAAAAATATGACATATCATGAGCGTTTGTCAATAACTACTAAAACTTATGAAGAGTTGTGGAAAGAATTATATTCTCATAGTCGACAGCCACAAGGAGCATTTTATGATTATGTATCAAATAAGTTTCATAAAACAAGAGATATTTTTATAGTACTCAATGCGTCAGTACCATGTACGTATAAACATCCCGAGTGGGGCTTTCCTAAAGGTAGACCAAATCAAAATGAAGACCCATTTGATTGTGCCGGACGCGAATTATATGAAGAAACACGAATTCATAAACATTCATATCGTATTTTCTCGAATATATTACCATTTGAAGAAAGATATGTTGGAACTAATGGTATTGGATATAGAAATGTTTTCTTTATAGGTAAAGCAAAATCTAATTGTGTTGCATATTTAGATAAGAAAAATACTGCTCAAATTCGTGAAATAGGGTATATTAAATGGTTTCCTTATGAAATTGCTATTCGTCAATTTAGAGACCATGAAGAATCTAAACGTTGTGTTCTTGAACATGTTAATCAAGCCATTGTAAGTAATTATAATAGTGTGGCTACTTCTTTTTTTTAGCTCGAATTCATTTAGTCTACATTAATTTTACAAGATACTCCGATTGAACGAATTTCTTGTAATAATAATTTAAATGCGTAAGGTATTCTTACCGTTCGTATCTTTCCATTATGTTTTACATTTCTATCTGGATTATGAGCTACTATTTCACCACTATTTTTATCTATACACATCTCATAAGAATCTGATTTATCCCAAAATATTTCCTTTACAAATTGACTCATACCATGCGACAATAAAGCATCACATTCCATAGTTCCTATTTTTAAACCTCCGCCACGAGCTCTACCACCCAATGGTTGTTTTGTTATAGCATCTCTTGGACCATATTGTCCTCTTGCATATATTTTATCTGAAACCATTTGTTTTAGACGTTGATAAAATATAGGACCAATACATGCTTCATTACATACTAATTTTCCTGATAATCCTGAATATAATTTGTATTCTGAATTTGGATCACTATTTAATTTTTTCAAAATGTTCATTATATTTTCATGCGGATAAGAACAACCGTTAAAATTTGGTACTTCTACTAATTTTCCAGAGATTAGTCCCACATTTCCTGTTAACATTTCCAAAAAATATCCAATAGTCATACGAGAAGGAAAAGAATGGGGATTAAATATTATGTCTGGTACTATACCATCTTTTGTATAAGGCATATTTTCTTTTGGAACTATTATACCAAGAACAGCTTTTTGGGCAGCTCTAGATGCAAATTTATCACCTACAATAGGAAAACGTACTTCCCTTGTCAATACTTTTGCTATTCTTGGAGATATTTTTGATAAATGAACCCTTTCTACTATTTCACCTTTGTGTACATTTTTTGCTATCACACTGTTATCAATCCAATTTCCTTGCGCATCTATCATATATGCCCCTATTAACACTGTTCTCTCATTTATAGGTGTGTTTGGTTTTATTATACCATTTTTATCCAATAAACTATAATCCCAATTTGAATTCATTTTTTGTATTTCTTTTGATGCCATTTTTGGGTTTACTATATGTATATTTCCTACGTTTCCACTTTTCATTTTTCGTAAATTCATTTCTTCCCTTAATGAATGAGTTGTATAATAACTTGACGTAAAAAGACCATTTTCAATTGCAGATTTATTTATTATAATTGCATCCTCCTGATTATAACCAGAACATGCCGCTATAGCAACTATTATATTTATTCCATATGGAGCTTTGTTTTGATTTAATTTCTCCACAACACCAGTATGAACCAAAGGACATTGACCATAATGTAATAATGAAGCTTTTTGATCCATTCTAGATTTAAAATTTGAAGCATATACCGATACAGCCGCTCTTGACTGTTGAGTAGCATATAAATTTCTAGCAATCGGATTATGCTCTATAAATGGTAAAGTTAAAGCCGTTAAACCCAAGGATGCCGTCTTTACAATTTCATAATGACTTGCTTTTTCTTCTTTTTCATATCCTATTAAAATTGTGTCTGCTTCACTTGGATCAATATATTCACAACCTTTCTTTATCAGTATTTCTGGTTCACAACCAAGAAGTTCTACATTTTTTAAATCTTTCGTTGTTTTTAATTTTAAAGGGCGCATCATTCTTCCGGAAGTTGTCAAAATACGAATTTCAGAATCTCTTATTACCCATGATATTGAAAATGACCAATGTATAACATCATCATTTAAATCCATTCGTTTTTTCTTAAAACTTTCAACAAATTTTTTCGGATTTGAATGTTTTCCTATTAAATCACCATTCACAAATATTATATGTAGGTCCCGCTCCTTATCCGCCACCGGAGGCGACGCCGCATCATCTTTTATCCAATTTATCAGTTTTTCCGAATCATATTCTACACTAATTGTACAAGTTTGACACAAATGTTTGTGTGTACCAATAGAAGCACCATCGGGTGTTTCAACCGGACAATAATAACCCCATTGAGAATTATGTAATCTTCTTTGCTCCATAGTGTTTGGGCCATCTGGCAAATTTAAATGTACTCTTCTTAAATGAGACATCGCCTCCATAAAAGAATGTCTTAAATAACCTTGTAAAACACCCTCATTTCTTTTTGATGACGGATTTTTACCCCATCTTCCCATAAAAGAATTATCTATATTACGTTGAAATTCCGAACTGTTCAATATACTATTATAGGATTCACTTATATCTTTCAATATACTTTTTGCAGATATTTCAGTTTTTTTGTCTAATTCAATCAATTTATCCGTTTGATTTTTTATATTTTTTAAATATTCTTCATAAAAATCACGAAACATATCGTTCATTATTTCACCAGGCAATCTTACTCTTTTATAAACTAAACTATCACGATCAGTTATTTCTCTTAATCCTAATTGAGTTGTCAATAAATGTTTTACCATATATCCCAAATAATTTGCTTTATTTTTCAATGCTACCATATAATCATCTACATCTGTACCTACATGAGGCAGAAATCTATTATTCAAAATATATAGTAAGTTACCCTTCCATTTTATTGCATTCTTATTCGATTTATCGGCTTGAACCTTTGTTAATATTGATAAACATCGCAATGCTATTTCTTGCGAATATATTTGATTTACTTCGTTTATACTTGGTATTAACGCATCTCCCAATACTTTTGATAAATTTGAAGATAAATTCTTTCCACAAATTGATTCAATTATTTGTTTTTCACTTTCTAATCCCAGAGCCCTAAACAATATTATTATTGGTATTGAGCCTTTTAGATAAGGTATGGTTGCAAATATTGTATCTGTTTTTTTGTCATATACTATACTAAATCTCTCAACAGCATTAGAACCATATCTACTATCAACAGTTGCTATCAAATTTTCTTTCACACTTTCAATACGTGTATATATAATATTTGTTGCCGAATCTTCTTGAGATAAAATTACTTTTTCTAAACCTTTTACAATAAAATACCCACCACGCTCATGAGAAGATTCTCCCAAAGAACTTAATTCGTTATCTGTTTTGTCTTTTAAAACACAATATTTTGAATGAAGCATTGTTGGAATTTTTACTAAGTCTATTGTATCTATTTTACTTATTGGTTTTTCGTCCCCATGTATTACAATTATTTCTATTTTTACTTCCAAAATACCTTGATAAGTTAACCCATCCAATCTACAATCATTTGGATTTAATTTCGGACCTTTATATTGTATTCCTTTTCCATCTTTTCCTCCTAAGTAAAAATATACCTTTGTTTTATATTCATTATTTTCTTTATTTTTCAATACACGAATAACATTTCGAGAATCACTTATTATTCTTGGAATATCTCTTAATATAAAATTCTCAAATGACATTGTATTATGTTGTGTTAATAGTCTTGCCATACTAATTAATTGACATTATAAATTTAAGTGTCACAAAACACAGGTTTTCGCACCACTTTATTATTTTTCTCTAATCCTAAATTTGATACTAAACAACAACATTTGTTTATATTTACCAATATACAAGGATGACTTTCTATAAAACTGACTTTTCCATTTTTAATTTCTAAAGTTATACACCCATATTTTATATCATTTAAAGCTGGATTTCCGTGAAAATATTTATTTAGTGTATTTATACCCTCTTCTCTTAAAGAATCTTTTATTACATCTATTATTATTGTTCTACAATTATTTGAGGATTTTTCTATTGTTGATGCACAAAAAGGTAATTCAAACAACGGCGCGTCCGCTAGGCCTTCTTCTTCTCTTATAATTTTATTTATAATTTTTATTGTTTTCTCACTCAAAATAAACCAATTACTAATAATATGATAA